AAGGGAGACTGGGAACAATAGTAACAGACGAACAAATAAGAATAGGAATAGAAATAGCAAATATAAATAAAAGAAAATAAAATGAGCAAACAAACATTAGGAGGTAACAGACTCGGAAGCGGAGCAGGTACACAAATAGAAACAAAAGGGTTTCAAAGAAGCAGCCATGACATGGGATATGTATGGAAATCAACATCGGCAAGTGGTACACTAATACCATTCATGGTGGAACCAATACTGCCGGGAAGCAGTATGGATATAGACCTAGATACAATAGTAATGACACAACCAACAATTGGACCACTATTCGGAAGCTATAAAATACAACTAGACGTATTTTTATGTCCAATAAGACTATACAATGCATATCTACACATGAATGCACTTAATATAGGGTTGAATATGAGTGAAATCAAACTGCCACAAATGCTACTAACAGCAGAATACGACGAAAATGAAATATTACAGGATAACAGTCAAATAAACCCAAGTAGTTTACTAAGTTACTTAAACATTAGAGGAATAGGCAGAGGTGAAACAACAAATAGAATTGAACGAGAATTCAACGCACTAAGCTACTTGATGTACTGGGATATCTATAAAAACTACTATGCAAATAAACAAGAAGGCATAGGAATGTTTATAAACAACGATATAGCAGGAGACGAAATATTAACAACTGATGCAGAAATAAGAAAATCGGGTGGACTAACACATAATATATACGATGTCAATGCAAGCGTACAAATGTCAATATACGACGAACTGATAATATATTTAGACGCAGTACCAAGAGGACAAACGCTACTAGAAGCTAGTATAATAATTAATGTGAATGAAGTACCTAGAACTATAGATTTTGTATTCGACGAAGTAATAGTAGAATACACAAGAGGAAGGACTAAGGTAACCGCAAAAAACGCAAAAGCAGCATTTACAGCAGGAGTCCTAACATGGAAAGTAGTACCACAAGAAATATTGCTAAAAGACTCTGACGAAAGAAAACCAAAACTAGAAGCATTTCCCTTATCACATATCGACGATATGAGATTAGAAATACTTACAAATCAAAGCAAAGTAACACCATTTGTAATAAATGTAGACTTCCTAAAACAACCATATCAAGGTATAGACGACAACAATATCGTTGATGGGAAAGTGGTATACAAAAAACAAAAAACACAGCAAGGACTAGGAATTAAAACATACCAAAGCGACTTATTCAACAACTGGATAGATACGGAATGGATTGATGGAGATAACGGAGTAAACGCACTGACAGCTGTAGACGTATCAAGCGGGGAATTCACAATGGATGCTTTAAACATGGCAAAAAAAGTATATGAAATGCTTAACGGAATTGCAGGAAGTGGAGGAACTTATAATAACTGGGTAGAAACAGTATTCGACCATCAAGGATTCAGAAGCTATGAGACACCAGTATACTTAGGTGGATTGATAAGAGAACTAAGTTTTGATGAAGTAGTAAGTAATACAGGAACAACAGACGCACCACTGGGAACATTGGCAGGAAGAGGAGCGATGACAAGCAAAAAGAAAGGAGGAAAAATAAAAGTAAGTGTTGACGAACCATCATATGTAATGGGAATATTCAGTATAACGCCAAGAGTAGACTACAGTCAGGGTAATAAATGGGACAACAACCTAAAAACTATGGACGATTTTCACAAGCCATACCTAGATGAAATAGGGTTCCAAGACCTGATAACAGACCAAATGCACTGGGCAGACACAAGCATAATTACGGGTGATGTAGCGTTTAAAAGCGCAGGAAAGGTACCTGCATGGATTAACTACATGACAAATGTGAATCAAGTAAGAGGAAATTTCGCAGACGAAAAACAACAGATGTTTATGACACTAAACAGAAGATATGAAATAGGAGCAGACGGAATCGAAGACTTAACAACGTATATCGACCCAAGTAAATTCAATCATATATTCGCAGATACGCGACTGGATGCTCAAAATTTCTGGGTACAGATAAAAGTGGATAATATAGCAAGAAGAAAAATGAGTGCAAAAGTAATGCCAAACCTATAAAAAATAAAAAAATGTATAAAGTACCAAAATTCAGTAGAGGTGGAATTAAAATAAATAACGCCAGAGAAGGAGAAACAATCGAACAAAAAGTAAACAGAATTGTAAATAATAAAGAACCAATTAAAGATGGAGCACCACTAACATACACGGAAAGAAAAGATGGAGTAATGAAAGGATTCAACATCAGAACGGATAGGTGGGAAGTAGCAGTAGAAGCAATGGACAAAGTAAACAAAACAGCTATAGCAAAAAGAGATAACGTGATGAAAATGACTATAGTAAAAGAAGGAGAAGAAGAGAACGGAGTTCAGCCAATACGTGGCGAAGTGAATGAGTAAAAACTAATTAATAACAGAGCGGTACGCACGTATTCTTATATATCAAGAAGGTAGTACCGCTTTTAAAAAAGCACGAAAAATGGATATAGGAACAGCAGTAGCAGGAGGAACAGGAATAGTGGGCTCACTGATGAACATAGGAGCAGGAAGAAGGCAACAGAGGAGAAGTAAAGAATTGATGGACATCAATCAGAATCATCAAATGGAGCTAAACAAACAAGCACAACAAATCAGCCAAGAAAATTGGGATTACACAAATGTAGAAAATCAAGTTAAACACATAGAAAACGCTGGTCTGAACGTGGGAATGATGTATGGAGGAAGCGGAACAGGTGGAGCAAGTGGAGCAAGCGCAAGCGGAGGTAGCGCAGGAATGGCAAGCGGAGCACAAGACATACCAGTCAACAGCGGAATAGGAATGGACATAATGACACAACTAGCACAAGTAGAAGCAATGAAGGCAAGCGCAAATAAGGCAAATGCAGAAGCGGACAACATAAGAGGAGCAGGAACAAACAATACAAATGCGGACACAGCATTAAAACAAATGCAAACGGCTAATCTAGGAATAATAAACAATATAGGAAACAAAACAATCGACGAGCAAATACTAGCAATAAAAGCAAACGCAGACAAAGCACAAAGCGAAGCAAGAACACAGTTAGTAGGAGCAAACGTAGCAGAAACAACACAAGGATCACAAGAAACAATAATAAAAAATCAAGCAATAGCAAGCGCACTAGAAGCAGGATTAAAACAATCACAAATAAATCTAAGTCAAGCGCAAATACAAAATATGGCTCAACAAATAGCGATAGGCAAATTCAACGCAAATCAAAGTGCAGAATTCAAAGGACTGGATACAGTAGCAGGAAGCCAAGTAAATAAATTAATAAACAAAATATACGAAATATTCGGAGTAAAAGCACAAACAGAAACACAAGACAAAATAAAATAAATGAAAAAATGTGTATATATAATAAACTGATAAAGAATAGAAGATACATACCAAATAAAAAAAACGGGGGGCAAGTGCCCTCCGTTACTGATAAAAGAGTACTAGTAGTAGCAGTAGGATGCGGAAAATGTATAGAATGTAAAAAGAAAAAAGCAAGAGACTGGACAGTAAGACTAAACGAAGAAATAAGAGAAAATAAAAACGGAAAATTTATAACGCTAACATTCAGTGACGAAAGTATAAAAAAATTAAGCGAAGAAATAAAAGGACTAAACGGATATGAACTAGATAATGAAATAGCAACACTGGCAATAAGAAGATTCTTAGAAAGATGGAGAAAGAAATATAAAAAAAGTGTAAGACATTGGCTAGCAACAGAACTGGGAGGAAACGGAACGGAAAACATACATATGCATGGAATAATATGGACAAACGAAAGTAAAGAAACAATAAACGAGATATGGAAATATGGACACACATGGCAAGGAGAATATGTAAATGAAGCAACAATTAACTACATAGTAAAATACATAAGCAAAGTAGATGAAAAACATAAAGAATACAATAGCAAAATATTAACGAGTAATGGAATAGGAAGCGGATATATAAAAAGATCAGACAGTAAACTAAATAAATACAACGCTGGAGCGACAAAAGAAGTATATAGAACAAGACAAGGACTAAGCATAGCACTACCAATATACTACAGAAATAAGGTATATACAGAAGAAGAAAAAGAAAAACTTTGGATAGAAAAACTAGACAAACAGGAAAGATGGGTAGGAGGAGCAAAAATAAGTATAAAAAACGGAGAAGAAGAATACAATAAAGCAGTAGAAGCATACAGAAAAGTAAACAGAAGACTAGGATACGGAGACGACAGTAAAAACTGGGACTTAAAAAAATGTATAAAGTACCAAAATTCAGTAGAGGTGGAATAAAAATAAATAACGCCAGAGAAGGAGAAACAATCGAACAAAAAGTAAATAGGATTGTAAATAATAAAGAACCAATTAAAGATGGAGCACCACAAACATAAAGGAAAAGAAAAGATGGAGTAAAGAAGGGATACAAAAACAGAAAG